GATTACCCACGGGTCCAGCGTGTATTTCACAAACTCCAGCGACTGCTGCTCAATATTGGAAAAGCTCGATTTTTCAAGGTCTGCCAGCATATGCGGCGGTACCCTGAAAATTCGAGCGATTTCATTGATTTGAAACTTGCGCGTCTCCAAAAACTGCGCTTGTTCGGGAGAAATGGCGATGGGCGTATACTTGAGCCCTTCCTCCAGCACGGCGATTTTGTTGCTGTTGGAACTGCCACCGAAGGTGGACTGCCAGCTTTGCCGGATGCGCTCCGGGTCTTTGATGGTGCCGGGATGTTCCAGAACGCCACTTGGCGCCGCACCGTTTGCAAAGAATTTCGCGCCGTATTCCTCCGCCGCCATTGCCAAGCCCACGGCGTTTTTCGCCATCGCAATCGGTGAATAACCGACCAGACCGTCATACCCAAGCCCCAGCACATGGAGAATGTCCGCCGGCGCGAATACAATATCTGCTTGCTTTGCCTTTCCAACCTCCGGCGCGTCATCGCTGCTTTTGTAATAACGGTAGTACAGCCGCCCCTGCGAATCCCTGTCCACTGTGACTCTGTCCGGCATGAGCGGGTAGAGCGCCACGACCTCGCCGCGCGCGTTTCGGATAATCTGCGCATAAGCGTTTCCCGTCAGCAGCAGGTGATTCATCATGGTTTCCCGAAACACAAAGCTCGTCATTTCGGGATTCGGCTCGTCATGCAGGACCCGCCACAGCGGATGGTCGAGATATTTCTCCTTGCTGCCGTCCGTGCCGTATTTATAAACGAACAGCGGCAGGCCCGCGATTGCCTCCGAGAGGATACGGACGCAGGAGTAAACCGCCGTCATCTGCATAGCGGTTCTTTCATTGACGACCTTGCCCGATGTTGTGCCGCCCCACAAAAAACTGCTGCCGCCGAGATTTTTAGCGGAAGGTCTCCGCGCCGGCTTGTCGCGGGCTTTAAAAATGCTTTGTAGTATGCCCATAGGCTGTGTGCCTCCTTACCAAATGAGCAAGCCGCGCTTGTCGTAAACGCTCTCGCCCGTGTCGTTGCCGCACCGAATTGCCCGATCCAGCGCCATAATGGTGGCAACCGCACCGTCAATTTTCTCTGTGGATTTCTCCTTGTCCGCCTTGATGTTGCCGGCGGGGTCGGTGCGAATGAAGATGTTATCCATCATCCAGCGGAGCACCGGATGGCCGCCGTGGGCGATTTTTTCCTCCAGTGTCAGCTTCATCAGTTCCTTGGTGGGCGGACTCATATCCTTGAAGCCCTGCCCGAATGGAACAACCGTAAAGCCCATGCCCTCAAGGTTCTGCACCATCTGAACTGCGCCCCAGCGGTCGAAGGCAATTTCACGGATATTGTAGCGCTCGCCCAGCTGCTCGATGAATTTCTCAATGTAGCCGTAATGCACCACGTTGCCCTCGGTGGTTTGCAAAAAGCCCTGCCGCTGCCAGAGGTCGTAATTCACATGGTCGCGCTTTACACGCAGGTCGATGTTGTCCTCCGGTATCCAGAAGTACGGAAGCACACAGTATTTATCCTCTTCATCCAGCGGTGGGAACACCAACACGAATGCCGTAATGTCGGTGCTGGACGAAAGGTCAAGCCCTCCATAGCAGACGCAGCCTTCAAGCGCTTTTTCGTTTATCGGAAACGCACAGGCATCCCATTTCTCCATGGGCATCCAGCGCACCGACTGCTTTACCCATTGATTGAGCCGCAGCTGCCGGAACGCATTTTCCTCGGCGGGGTTCTGCCTTGCCGATTCAAATGCCGCCTTGACCTTATCCATGCCGACGGTAATACCCAGCGACGGATTGGCTTTCTTCCACACCTTTGGGTCCGTCCAGTCATCCTCCTGCGCCGCGCCGTAAATGACGGGATAGAAGGTCGGATCGTGTTTTCTGCCGTCGATGATATCCAGCGCCTTCTGATGCACCTCCCAGCAAATGCTGTTCTGGTTATCGCCGGCGGTGGTGATTAAAAAATACAGCGGCTGCATTCGTGCATCGCCGCTGCCCTTGGTCATAACATCGTAGAGCTTTCTGTTGGGCTGGGTGTGCAGCTCGTCGAATACCACGCCGTGCGTGTTAAACCCGTGCTTGTTGCCAACATCTGCCGACAGCACCTGATAGATGCTGCCGGTCGGCTGATAGATGAGCCGCTTGGTAGCGTCCAGTATTTTGACCCGCTTGGAGAGTGCCGGACACATTCGCACCATATCCGCAGCGACGTTGAAAACAATGGAGGCCTGATTTCGGTCCGCGGCGCAGCCGTACACCTCGGCGCGTTCCTCGCCGTCCCCGCAGGTGAGCAACAGCGCGATTGCCGCCGCAAGCTCGGACTTGCCCATCTTTTTGGGGATTTCCACATAGGCGGTGTTGAACTGCCGGTAGCCGTTGGGCTTGAGCGTACCGAAAATATCCCGTACAATCTGCTCCTGCCAGTCAATCAGCTCGAAGGGCTTGCCCGCCCATGTGCCTTTGGTGTGGCAGAGCGCTTCGATAAATGCCACGGCGTAGTCGGCGGCCGCCTTGTCGTAGGTCGAATCCTGCGCCTTAAAACGAGTTTGCTTGTATTTTTTCAGCTTTCGCAAGAGCTGCCGCCTCCTTTCCGTAGAAATGCGCGCAAAAAAGGCGGCGGACTGTTTTGTCCGTCACCTTTTGCTTGAATGATTTCGTTGATGCTACGCGCAGAAAATCTGTACCGCGTCCCTTAAGAACACGGCGCATCCGGGCACGATGGCGTCATAATACGCGGTAAATCGCGGGTCGTCCACATACATCTGCGCAACGCCCCTGTGCGCTTCTTTGCTGTAATGATCCCAGTAAAAGCAAAGCCACTTTTTGTGGAGCGCGCAGGCTTTTTGCGCCAATTCGCCGCCGGGGTCGCCCTGCTCAAAGGCCGCCTTCAAGGTGCGGTTCAGCTCCTGCGTCAGGGCTTCCAGTTCGCCGTACTGCTCTTTGGTCATGTTTTTGAGTTTGGCGTTCGAACGGTCGACGGCTTCGTCCCCGTATTTTTCCCGGATTTCCCCTCCGTATTTTTGCTCGTTGTCCAAAATCAGCTTTTCCTTGAAGCCCTCGAATTTTTCCTCATCTGTCATTTCCGTTTCCCCTTTCATTGCCGAAATGCTTTTCTGTACATTGTCAATCAGGCGGTCCAGCCGGGCGCGCTTCTCCCGCAGAGATGAAAGATGATTCTGCAGGGCGGACAGCCCGTCGAAATCCTTCTCCGCCAAAATGCGCCCGATTTCCGAGAGTTCCACGCCCAATTCCCGGTAGAACAAAATCTGCTGGAGCCGGTTTACCTCCGCTTCCCCGTAAATCCGGTACCCGTTGGAGCGCACGGTTTTGGGCGGGAGCAGGCCGCATTGGTCATAATAGCGAAGCGTCCGGGTGCTGACGCCCGCCAGTTTTGCAAGCTGGTTGATGGTGTATTCCATTGACGTTTCCTCCTGTGAGTATCAGTGTAAACCATGACGCAACGTCAATGTCAATACTTTTTTGAAAAATATATGGAACGAGAGCCAGCCCCTCGCGGGGGCGCTCCCGATTGCTGTCGCGGTTAATTGTACTTTTCGAGAATCATGGCGTAAACCGCTCTGACCTCGCCGGCGGGCTTTACGTCCCAGCCGCGGTCGTAGTTGCAAAGGTCTCGGTGGTCGTTCAGCCTTCGGATGGTCAGCTTGGAAATGCGGCCGCCGTCAATGCCGAATTCGGAGCCTTCCTCGTAGTGCTTGACCCAGTATTTGTACGGAACGCCCGTTTCCGGGCCGGTGAGAATGCCTTCGCTCCACATGGCGGTTTCCTCCTTACGGTTTCTCGGTCAGCTTCCCGTCGACCAGAATGTAGCGGTGCTCCCGCCCGGTTTTGTCAGCCGCGATAATGCGCAGTTCGCTGTTTTCAAAGGCGTTGTATGCCTTGATAAATCGGCAGCCTTCGCCGAGCTGTTCCCTGATCATCTGCCTGTAATCCATCGTGGGTTCCTCCCTGAAAAAGTGTTGTGTGCCTTTCGGCATGTACATATATCACTCTGAACGCCCGGAAAAGCAAGTCATTTCGCCGATATATTGTGCACAAAGAATTTTTGGGGAAAGGGCGGGCGATTGTGTGCTTCAGCCCTCGCCCGTGAGGATGAACCGGGAATAGGCTTTGTGCTCGGTTTCGAGAAAGTCCGCCAGTTCATAAAAGCCCATTTCCAGCGCGATGCCTTTGACGGCGTTTGTGTCAAACATATTCGTCCGCCCGGTGTCGCGCACGGCCAGAATCTGTTCCTTCACTTTTTCAGTCATGCCCGCTCACCACCCTGCAAACGTCCGCACCATAGGCGACTGAAAGACCGCTCCCGTTGTCCCATGCAACCATCACGCTGCCGATGTCGTCCACGCCGCGCACGGTACCCTTTGTGCCGACAGGGGGCGCCTGCGGATCGTCCATTTTGACAAGCTCCACACGGGCGCCGACCGGATACTGCCTGCGGATACGCTCCACAATTTCTCTGGACGGAAAATTATTGCTCATTCTCTGTTTCCTCCTTGTTCTGCAGGCTCATCACATCGTCGTAAAGGTCAGCGTCTGCATTGATGCGTTTGACCATCTCCTGCACCTTCGGATTGCCGCTTTTGAAGGCGCCGCTGCCGGTGAGGTTCTTGAGCAGGATTTTCCGTGCCGCTTTGTATTCGTCGCCGATGAAGCCCAGTCGGAGCAGAAAGCAGCGGAATGCGTATTTGTCGTTCTCGGTTTCCTTTTCCTTGGCGATTACGCGCTTCTGCGTTTTCGCCATACTGATAAGCTTGCTCGTAAAGTGTGTGTAGGCGCTGATTTCCTCCGGTGTCGGACTGCCCTCAAACCACGGGAAGCTGACCTTCTCATCGTCCACCTCAATCGGCAGAGCATCGACCGCCAGCGCCTTTTTGATGAGTGTCTCCTTGCTTGCCACCAGCAGACGCAGGTTTTCAAGTGCCGCGTCGGTGATGTCCTCCCGCGGGTAGGAAAGAATAAGGGAATCGACGGCTTCCTCGGTTTCCGCTTCAAAGCCCAGTTCATGCAGCCGCTGGATGAGCTTTTCAATTTTCTCGCTGTCGGCGCTCCCCGCGCGTTGCGGATTGCGGTCGTCAAAGCTGACGGTGCCATTTTTGTCGATGGTAAAGCAGCCCACCTCATAGGCGAAGGTCGGAGCGCCCTTGTACGTTGCCGCGCATTCCATAAATTCCGCGATTGCCGTGACCAGCCGCTTGCGGTCGTTGCCCGTGACGTTGTACTTCATTTCCATTCTCCGTCCCTCCATCCCATGAAAAACAATACCGCGTCGGAAAACCCGGCACGGTAGTAGCAGTTCATCGTCTC